ACTTGCTGAACGACATCAACGTAGTCAAAGTTGTTCTTACCCAGGAAGATGCCTGAGGCTGGGTTGATTTTTCCGTTTTGCATATAATTTTCCCACATATTTTCCATCAAACCGAAACCTTTTTTGACGAGGTCTATCGCTTCGGCTGTAAGCTTTACATAACTAGGGTTCTTAACATCACCTTTTCTAACAGCCAACAACTGTTTTCTATCCCAACCAAAAGCCAAAGCATATCCACTAACTGTCGGCTTCAAACCATACTTACCACAAATTTGATAATACTCATTTATCCTCCCTAAAACCTGACTAGGATCATTAAAATCGATCTTCGGAAGATTCAAAATATCCAAAGTACTCTGCATATAAGTTCCAACATCATCCTCCGAGACCTGAACATCATAAAATCCACTTGTAACTGGAACTCTTCCTTTTCCTCTTCCTCTTGTGACATTCTCAAGCTTATTCACATCGTCTCTATACTTTCTAGCTGGTTTCTTTGCCCTGACTTCCTTATTCTCTTCAGCCATAAGCCATTTTTCTCCTTTTCTCAAAAAAATTATTGAAAATTATGCCCCACCCGTCTTTTTTAATCGCCCTCGCACGATGGTGAGGGGTGGGTATCCAGTGTCTACGGGGGGTTAAGGTAGCTAAACTAAGCTTTTTTATATATGTTATGTTATATAGACATCTCTATAAGGGGAAATATAGTGAAAACATAGTTTTCAGCCACCTTTACCACCCCTATACTCTAAACAGATCCTCTACAGAGACCTTATAATACTCTGCAATTCTCTCCAAAGTATGGAATTTGAGGCTTCTGCTCTTGCCATTCTCATATCTTTCCAACGTATTGATATGAACTCCCATCTCTTCAGCGACTTTTCTCCTGGGTCTGTCTCCCCTAAGGATCATAAGCCTGATACCTAATTTTCTTGCAAAATCCGAGTTACCCAATGTAATTGTCACCTCCAAGCCTGAGATTCCATCCAATCAAAGCCTTCTGCTGAGTATCCTGAGAGGACTTCTCTACTGAGGCTCCACAATGATCACACCTATAGTAGAACACCTTTAGATATTGCTGAAGGTGAATGTCCTTGCTCCCACAGAAGGGGCAGACCTTAGGGTGCCCTGGATCCTCTGTGTGAGATTCTATGGTATGAAAATATTTTTTTGAAAATCCTTCCATACCCTTATTTTCTCCCTTCTCTTTCTTTTGCCCTGAAGTATTCGTCTGTCTTATCTAAAGTCTCATCAATGTCCTTTTCATCTGCATCAGGATATGCCTGGAGCATTGCTTCCTTTGTGACCAGTCTGCTTACCTTTAAGATGAGATCATTGAAAGCTTTGGATCCCATTTCATTCATTAACACTTCATCATAGGCATCCAGAATGTCGTATGCTACCATAAGGTCTCTTACGAGTTCCTCTTTTGGTACTTCCATAAACTTCTTTGCATCTTCTTGTGTTCTTATTCTCATAATTCTGCTCCTTCTTCGCCAAATATTGCGATAGATTCCTCTTTGCTGAGGTTTAAAAACATTTTTGTTTGTCTTGCATCCTCCCTGGAAAAAGGAGTGATGTAGTTTAGTCTTCTGTACACATTTGTAAGGCACATATGTAACCCCTCTGCGAGGTCTCTGTAATTTAAGCCTTTTCTTTTGATCACAGCTCTAAGGAGTGTGATGTTTGTTGGCATTGGGTCTTTTATTCTGTACATTTTGACCCTCCCTTCTTTCTTAATTCGTTGTCATATAGCTGACACTTGGCTAGTTCGCAGATGTCCAACAAGTCATCCAGGATCACATATGAGTCGTTGTAATGTTCGTTATGTGAGCTGAGATAAGCTTTGTGGAACTGCTCTTTTTTGTAAGTCAGCCAGTCCTTGTACCAGTTTATTTTCTCTGTTGTCATTTCTTACTCCTTCATTAATGCTCCACAATGTGGACAATAATTCCATCCACACCCAACATCCTGATAATATACTTTACAAAGAGAGCATCGACTGACACCATATGTTCCTCCACTTGTTGACACTAATCCGTCTTGTATCCACTTTCCGTGTTTGACAAGCTCTGCATCTATGGTAGGTGCTTCTTGCACGAAATCTCTTGCAATAAGTAATCCATTTTGGATGCCCACATTGAAGTCATTCTCGCCACTATAGTTGAAGCACTCGTCTTCTATTACATCCTCTAATCTGTCACCATCTATAAGTCTCATTTATTCATCCTCCATTTTTCTCCACGGATCGTCATCTACAATAGGACAATGTATGTTTCTCCTTGTGCTAGTCATAGCTTTGTCGGTTATACAACAAGCGAATCTATTTCTTTCGCCGTGTTTTATGTACTCTACCAACCCAAAAGGACATTCGTAACACGTTTTTGGTGTTTTAACATTCTTTATCACTATCATTCTTTCACCTCAACAAGTAAGCAACCCACCTATAATTCCAGCAAACATAAGCACACATCCGACATATGTCATCCACATAAAAACTTCATTCATCCTTCCAACCCCTCCGTTAATTTCAGTCCCTTCTTGAGACAATCTTCGTCACTCATTGCTGTGAAGAGGATCTTTGCGAAGAGCAGACAAGCATCGTCAGGATTTAGCTTCTTGAATATTCCGTGGTCTTCCATAAACACACAGATGGTTGCCACTATCCTGGCATATTCGTCTTCATCTAATACAGCTGTTACTGGATCCATTTCAAGCATTTTTAGACCCTCCCGTCATTTTGGCCCCGCAATTTGGACAATAATGGCTCTCTATTATCGAAAGCTGCTTACACTTATTGCACTCGTAAAGCCTTATATCCGAATTGTGCATTCTCTCTTCTGTAGGAATCCATTTACCCCAGGTCACTGGCTCAGCTTCTATCGTTGGGTAATCCTTTAAACCCGGAAACATTTCAGCATCTATCATCTTCATTTTTAGCTCCTTTCTTCCAGTTCGATGTACCAACCACTTGTATCGTCTTTAGAGGGTGATGTGTGTTTTAGTCGGTAGTCACCTTCAAATTTGGTAAACTCTTTGTTGTCGTGAAGTGATACCCTATCTGTATATGCACTTATCTTGGCGATTTTCAGGCCGTTTCTCTTATTTGCTGCTTTGAAATACAATCTGTTGTCGGTGTATCCAACCTGGATGTAACCAGTTCTCGTGATCCGTGTCACACAGCTATGGAAGTTGATTGACCATCTATTGTTCTTCCACATCTTCACACTCACATCCAGGAGAGGACGGCTCCCTTTGTTTCTTGTAATCCATTTGATCATTATCTTTTTCCTCGTTTTCTTACAAAAGTTCTTTGAATATGGCTTCCAATACATTTATTACTATTGAATTCCCGGCTTGTTTATAGAGCTGAGTGTCCGAATTGACTTTTCTAGCTTCGTCAAATTCCCCATCTGCAAACCCCATCAATCGCCAGTACTCATTGGGTGTCAGCTTCCTGATCCTGAACCCGTCAAACAAACGATGTCTGTTGTGTATTGGATCCATAAGACATTGTGAGATGTCTTCTTTGGCTATTTGATTGTATGTGTCTAAATCCATAGGTATTCCTTCTTTAAACGTTGTTTTTTTTACAAGTGAGGCAAGTCTCAGATCTCTGTTTGTCAGGATTATTGACTTCCCCGGAATGATTTTATTTTCCATCGTTTTCCTCTATCATTGGTTGTCTGTTCCCACCCTGAGAGGTGGTAAGTGTTGGTGAAACACAATTCTTATCCCATACGTTTCCCGCATACCCGGTTCCCTTATCTTCTCCGTAAATGTTATAAAGTCTGTTAGGGCCGTTCTTATCCGGTGCTATTCTGTTTGAGAAATCTTGTGTCTGTTTGACCTTTTCAACCAATTTCTCCGAGAGGTAGTATTTGTTCTCAACTTTATCGAGCAGAATGTCTTTCAGCTTATACTTCAAGGGTCTGCTAGAAGGGAATTGGTATTTGCTTCTTTTCAGCTTTCCCTTCTTTTCGAGATCGTCAAGAATGTCGTTTGCTAACTTATTGTGTCTCATATTTGTTCTCCATATCTTCTCTTATGCCGAGTATGAATACCCGTTCCCGGTTCTGAGGAATTTCAAAATCTTTGGCATTAAGTACATCCATTGCAACGTAGTACCCTTCTTCATCCAGGAAGGATAGAAATTCCTCCAGTTGTGGTCGGAACTTGCTAGACAAGAGGTTTTTAACGTTTTCAACAACGACATATTTTGGATTGACTTTGTGAATCACTCTCATCAGCTCGTACATCAGTCCACTTCTTGTTTCACCTTTGATGATTCCTTTTTCTAACCCGGCCACCGATATGTCCTGGCACGGAAATCCACCTACTATAATGTCAGCCTCTACCTCTTTGTCCCAGGATGTGATATCCTGAGGATGGAATGTTGTCCCATTCATAGCATTGAAGGAAGCAACGGCATACTTGTCTATTTCTATATAGTCCACAATTTCGACATCGTAGCCGAGCTTCTTCAATGCTTGAGTGGCAGCACCTATGCCACCAAAACATTCAATTATCTTTATCTTTTCCATCAAATCACCTCTTGTATTCCGATACCATAGTAAGTGAGGTATCCGTGACTCTTTGTTGCTCTGTCGTAGTACTCAGGATGTCGCTCCATCTCATCGTTGAATTTCCTGGCACTGATCACCCCATATCCTTCAGCTCTGCACCAACTCTTGTACATTGTGAATAAGTCTTTGCTCTTGATTGAGCCGTCTTCCCTCCTGACACATCTCTCTTCCAGGAACATCATTACTGTGTCATTGTCTTTTTCATACTGATTGACAACCATCTGCAATGACTTCGGCATCTTGAGACCATCCTTTCGGTAATGGATGTAGCCTCTCACTAGCCAGTTGAAGATTCCCTTCATAGATTCTTTTTTGATCAGCTCATCCTTAAGGTGAGGATCTCTTTCATCGGCCCCGAAATGTCGATTGAAATCTATGACCTTGATTCTGTCCGAAGCAAAGATGGATCTGTCGCTGACTGAGGGTAGCTCGTTGCAAGATAACCAAAGTGTGAACTGAGGAAGGTAACTCATCGCTTCCTGATATAAGGCTCTTGCTGAGATTTCTTCCCCTCCAGTCAAAAGCTTTATCTTCTCTTCATCGAGCTTTCCATACTCGTTGGACTCACTCATCGTTACAAACCTCTTACCCTTGAGACCGGCCAGTACTGGTGAGGCTGCCTCAAAATCGCTCCCACCCCTTTTGTTTTTGCATATGAGACCGACTGGAGCCACGGCTGAGTAATCGCCCAACATATACTGAATTGTATTTAAAAGGGTGCTTTTGCCGTTCCTGGTAGTCTTGCCGTAAAGAATGAACATACACTCTTCTCTAGCTTCTCCGAGCAGCGAGTATCCTAATGCCCTTTGAAGGAAGTCAGCTTTCTGCTTGTCTCCCTGGCAGACTTCATCGATGAATTGGAGCCACCTTGGGCATTTTGCATCTCGACTGACTGTGTAATCGAAATTGGTCTGTTTTGTGAGGAAATCCTTTGCCTCGTGTTCCTTGAAAGTGTGGTCATATAAGCTGTAGGTTCCGTTCAAGCAATTGACTATGTATGGATCCTTATCAAATTCCCTGGCATCTATGATCAGCTTTGATTTTGCTTGACCTTTCACCCTGAGAAGATATCTGTGGTCGGAGTACTTGTTTACGAATTTGAAGTACTTTTCCCTCTTGTCATCATCCTGGATTTGAGAAGCATATATCCTCATTAGAGCCATAAACTCTCCGAGCTTGGTCTCGCAAATGAGACCTTCGATGTCCTTTGCCCATCTTCCCTGGTCATATGCATACCAGGATTTCCAGGAAGGCACATATCTTACTTCGTACTCGTAGATCTTTGAAAACAGATCTGCGAGACCTTCGTCATTCCACACATAGCCAGTAGAATCAACTGGAGAAGAGGCTGGGTTTTCTGCTGATATAGTGAAGAGCTTTTTTGACAAGTCCTCATCCATAATTACGGAGCCATTTTTCAGTGTGAATAGATTTTCATACCCTTCCGTCATCTTTTTTCCACCTCTTCTACAAATGCTTCTGCCATTGCTACAAAGCCGTCTATTTTAGCTTTTAAGAGCTGATAGATCGGCTCCTTGTAATTTATCTTTACAACTATTCCTGAGCCATCCAAGGGCATTACGGCAAGATCTCCACCATTGTCCAGGTATTCCTTGAAGTGTTTGGCTGTTTGATAATTGTCTTTTAATTCTTTTTTCTCTTTCATCTCGTGTACCTTAAAACCGATTTACATATGGACTCTAACTCTCTATTATCGAGAGGCTTATCGCAGTATTTGGAATTCACCCATCTCAGTTCCTGACGGACTTGCTTTGGGGAATATCCCTGACTGAGTAACTGACCCCCAAGGGAGAGGAGCGAAACATTTCGGCTCCCCTCGTGGATCTGTGGGTACCTGGGACGGATGGGAACCTTGTCCTTACTTCCCCATCTCCAAACTGGCTCATAGATTCTGTCAAATGTAGATAATTCGTTGTTATTTGATATTTCGTCTTTAAAGTATTTTTTTGTGACATACTCTATGCCTTCCTGATTTTCGATGATCTCAGTGAATTTCAAGGTGTTCCCAGTCATAATGAAGTATCTTTGTGTCTTGTATATCTCTACTCCCTGGAGGTTGTTCTTGCCTTTGAACGGCAGCTCACCTTTTAGGATTATGTGATATCCAGTGCCTGATTTACTCAGCTCAGTGTATGACCTGGTGTGGGATATGATGTCCGTGGCTATAGGGGTCGGAAGTCCGTCTTCATCTATGGCATCATCAATGTCGATTCCAACGTATCCGTCATCAGCGAACACATAACCTACGTAGTCGTACACTCCCTTTTCAACCATTTCCCTTGCTTCTTCATACGTTGCCCAGGTACTTGGGTCGGTAGATGAGGCTGCCTCGAAGCCAAAAGCCTTCATAGGTACTTTTCTGTCATTTAAGGCACACACCCATCTGTTCAGTTTTTGGAGTTCAAGAGGGATCATATTAGACCCCTCTCTCTTGCGATTGACCTCTCAAGGATACTAATCCACTTCCATAAATGCTCAATGCTGACGGAGTTTGTCAGTGAAATTTCTCTCATTTTTTCGGTAAAATTACCCTTTGCTGAATAAAGCTCTATCATCATTTCTGCTACATCTTTCGGTAGACCTCTCAAAGCCTTTGCACAAGCTATGTAGTTCTGTCTCTTAATGTCTTCATAAGGCACATCTTCTGCCTTGCAATATTGCTTCATACAATATTTACTAAAATCGGAATAGTATCTCTTGTTTGCCATTTTTACTCCTCGACTTTCTTCTTCCTGGTGGTCTTCTTCTTAGGTGTTTCTTCAGTCTTTTCTTCGATAAATTCACCTTCAAAGTAGTAAGCACCGGCTTTTATAGGATAGCCAGGGAACTGGTCTGCCTTCTGTACTTCGTACACGGTACAAAGTCTGTGAGCTTCAGGTTCCTTTACGGCTGCTCCAACTACTCTCTCACCCGCAATCATCAAGTAGTTGACTACTCCGTTACGGACTACAAATCTGAATTCCATATGTCTCTATGTCTCTCCTTTCTTCATTAATCAAGCAGACTGTCAAGGTCTACTTTTTCCTCGTGTCCTAAGCTCAAAGCTCTAGGATTCACATCCTCAGTTTCAAACCCATCGGCAACCTCCCAGTTACCTAAATGTGCATAGGTGTTGATTCTGGAAGGATCTGTCTTGGATTGCACTTGCTGATGTTTCACAGTTGCCTTTACGTAGTGATCAACAAGTTCCTCAGGCTCGATCTCGAACTCCTCAAAGCGATTCAGTACATTCTTTGCCATATAGCTGAATGAATTGAGAGCAGCCTCGTTAAGACTATCGTCTTGCTTTTTGAGAGAGTATTGCTCTCTTGTTACCAGTCCCTTTGCATTTACGAAATGGACTACGATCTTGCCGAAATCCTCATTGGTCTCAACCTTATAAACTCTAAAAACATCTGTCCCCTCAGGGAGTACTGTGAATGTGTTACGAATTGAAATTCTCATATCTTTTTCTCCTTATTTCCTTTTAGTAGTTAATCTATAAGACTCACTTGTCTTTTGATACTTTTCCAGTAAACCATCAGCTTTCAAGAGATCCTTGTCGATAGTTTTTGTTACACTCTTATTCACTGAGAATGTATATTTATTACCTTCTACAACTACTTGCTTAGTGCCTTCCTCGAAGGACTCTATTGCCTTCTTTTTGATGAAGTCAGTAATTTCTGCAAGTCTGCTCTCCTTTTCCTTCATTTTTTCCTTTTCGATCTCGATCTCCTCCAGGAGCTTTTCTGCTTCTGCGATGATATCGTTTTCGTTGGTCTCAGGAGGCATTACCTTTTTCCTAAGCTCAGCCAGGGACTCTTTGTCTTTCTTTTCATCGAAATCAGGTGACACCCCAGTTACTACGTACTGGTTCCACCAAGCCATTGCCTCAGCTACAAGCTTTTCAAAGTGTGGATATCTCTCACTGATCCTGAATGGTCTCACGATGGTATTTGAGGCTTTTGGCTCGAAATTGTATGGATCCTGATAGTCCTGGTCTTCCAGGATGGAGCAAACCATAATTACATCGTCTGTTCCAAGAAGGTATCCGTACAAGGCACCCTGGAGTGCATAGTACTCAGGAATGTCATCTGCCCAGTCTTCTGCTCTCTTTGTGGTCTTCATTTCGAGGACGGCATCCAGGTTTCCCTCATCGTCATATGCGAGATAGTCCCACATTCCCCCAAATATCTTTTCATTTGGAAAGAAGTCCCCATATGTTTTAGAAAAGTAATCCTCTCCGTATCTGTCAGTAGGGGTCACTATGTTCATCCCATATGCCTTCGCCATATACTCTGCTTGTTTCGGTTCTATGATTTTTCCAGCCTCTGTGTATATGGAACCCTCAAAAGGCTTCTCATAGGTTTTCGTGATTTGTAGCCACATCTCAAAAGGGGTTGACCACACGTTTGCTCCCAGGATAGCAGCGAATCGTGTACCAGTGATTTTCTTCAATCTTTTCGGTACTTTTTCAATTTCTACGTGATTACCTACCCATTTCATTTCAGCATCTCTCCTATCTCAGTTATGAGCTTTTCGCATTCTTCACGAGTGATCTCTGTAAAGCTCTGTGTCTCCAGTGCCAGGTTCTGTATAAAATCTTCCTGGCTAGGATCCTTTTCTCTCAAAGCCTTGAGCTTTGACTTGAGCTGCTTTATCTGTAGCTCATCTGCCTTGCCTTCAGTGTTTGTAAGCTCCTTTTTGATTTCCTTTCTCTCCTCAGCCGTGGCCGGTTTCTTTGGAGCTGATTCCTTTTTGATCTCATGAGCTGCTCCTCCGTCTACTTCATCAGGTTCGCAAATATCGAGTGCTATCATATAGAGGTATCTTCTTGTGTATGTGATTGATGATCCGAGGCTCTGTATCGCATTGGTTCCTCTGTTTCCTTCCGTTACTATGAACGGACACCTGAAGATCATCTTTTCCTGGGGATTATCTGTGTTAATCACAGTCATTGTTGCCTTTGGTTTATCGAGTTCATCATCAAAGTTAACCACCTGACACAATCCCACTTCGTTGAAAATGTCTGTTGCTATCGGCACTATGTCATCAAGCTCAAAGTACTTGTAGGCTAAAGCCATATTCTTGCCAGTCTTTGTGACTTTTGCTTCCAGGAACTTCTTTCTCGCAATAGTCAGCTTTTGATAAATGTTCAGCTCGTTGTATTTAACTTCCTTCTTTGTTTCTGCTTTCTTTTCAGCCATTTCTTTTTCTTCTCCTATAAAATCGTTTATCTTTTTCTTGGCTACATCGATGTAGTATTCCTTGTCGATGTCTTCAATTGTTAATGTGTTTCTGTTGTCGATGATGGAATGCTCAGGAAGGTCTTGTATTTTTGCTTCTTGCTGAATGCCTTCCACATTCTTAATCTTGTAGATCCTTCCGTACTTCTCATCTTTGGAAGCATATACACGATTAATTTTTTGCACTTCCCTCTTTTCGCCATCTACTAAGTGATATGCTGATGAGTACTTATCGGAGGCTTTGGCAATGCTTTGAAACATTAGTATGTCATCGCACTTGTTGATGGTGTCTTCTACTGGCTCACCATCGGTAAAGTACTTGACAAGAGCCTCAGCCACTATTGTTTGAGTGTTGTTGATGTTAAAAGCTCCAGCTTTGCTGAGTCCTCGAACCAGGTACCCACCCTTCGTTTTTACTGAGCCGTCAGTCTGCACTTCGACATAGTTATTGACATCCTTCTGTACTACCTTTTTGATATGATCTGCTTCCAGGATGAATCCAGTTCTCTTCTGCCATTCCTCACAGATTGCATTTACCTTTTCCTCGTATCCCTTGGCATATTCGACCATGACTCCATCCGTGTTGATTTGAATTACTTTGAGTCCAGGAATTGCTGTATACAGATGATTCGATAATTCGTAGAGATAGAGTTGACCACTTATGCATACAGACCTTGCCATTAATGGGTCATATAGGTAGTTGTATCTGTTGAGGGTTGCTCCGTAAGTCGTGTTAACGACCAGTTTGAGAGCATTCGCTGTCTTCTTGTCCCCTGAGGCTTTCGCTTCCAGTCTTCTGTGATAGATATCCTCAAATATCTTCTTTGATGGTATGTTCCTTGAGAGATAGTCATTGTTGATCATCAAGGATGGATAATAAGAACTCACATCAACATTAGTTATGTTCGTTGATTCTGTGGTCTCTCCGATGTAATTTGGAATGGCTCCGTGAAGACCTCCGTATGCAATTGTGCATTCACATTCTCCAAGCCTCGTTGTCATTTTGGATGTGAAGAGGACATCGTCAGGGATCCTCATATCGTGAACCTTATCAAAGAACTCCTTGATCTCCTGAGGGATGTATTCCCACTTGAGATTCCCAGGATACTGATACTCCCTTTCATCAGTCCAGGTTCTCTTCGTTGCCTGAAGGAGTCTTGCTGTCAGCTTTGCATTTGTCATTGCCATAGCCTTCTCAGGAGCGATCCCTACCATCCTTCCAAGGCTCATCTTGGTTTCGAGATAATCCTTCCTGAGACGATATATTTGCTCCGTGGCATCAACATCGAACTTGCAGTATTTGATGGTCAGTTCCAGTTCCTCTGTGGTGAGAGGTCTCTTGATGTTGAAGTCCACCTGAGTCTCTTCTATGTCCAGTCCTAAATGACCTTCGATGGCTTTGAGGGATAACCCTTGCTGCATATCATCTCTAATGTCTATATCGTTGAAATAGAACTTGTTGCCTTCCAGGATGGGGCAATCCCAACCTCTGCCTCCGTTGATGATGAAGTCATTGACTTCTTTCACCTCTTCAGGTGTGCATCCCTGGAGAACGGCTTTCATAATGAAAGAGTCATAGTGCTTGGAGTTAAAGCCTACATATATATCTGTATCGTTTATAAAGTACTGAAGAGCTTCGTTGTCATTATGGATGACCGTGTAGGTTCCACTTTTGACTTCTTTGAACACTACTAACCAATCGCTATGGAAAACTTCAAAGTCATATATGTAGATCATTTTTTACTCCTTTCTATGAACTCACATCCGTCTTTTCGGTATGTGGTGCATCTTTTCTTGTACATTCTGTTTAGGTACTGCGAAGCATCTACGAAGTCATAACATATGGGATCCGTCTTGCCTTTAAATGTCCTTGCTATCCTTCCGATACTCTGTGTGACTACGGCATAATCCTTCACTGGAGTTGCCATATAAAGCCTGGATAGTCTAGGTATGTCGAGTCCTTCTTTCGCTAGAGAGTAGGTTGCAAACAGAAATCTCTTTTTGCCACTCCTCATCTCATCCAGTGCTTCTTCTCTGACTTTTTTCTTAGTCTTTCCGGTGATACAAGTACTTAAGCTTTGCATCTTCGGAGGGAGAAGTGATATGATTTTCTCGAAATGATTGACTCTGTCAGTCAGGATCAGGGATGACTCTTCGCTATTGTCTGCTATAACTTCTGCGATGAGATTATTCCTCTCGTTGTCCTCGACCAGGTGGTTTATAACTTTGATGTGGTTTATAGTGCCATCTGTGTTGAGGACATCTCTCGTGATCCTGGATTCCGTTGGAACTGGACAAATCTTGACTGGCATTATCTTGTCCTTTATGTCACTCTCAGGGACGATGTATCCGATATCTCCGACATATGCGAATGTCGTTGATATGAGACCATCTGCTCTATGGACGGTTGCTGATAATCCGTACTTGTGCTTTGCTGATAGTGAGTTGATTACCTTGCCAAACATCGTCATCTTGGTTGGAGACGAAGCCAGTCTATGAACCTCATCGACCACTATTACATCCCAGTATCTTTTGAGATCGCTTAGATCCATCCGTGACATCGTTTGGACAGTTGCAAAGGTGATTCCCTTGCCTATGTTGACTTTGCCTTCTGTGATGGTTCCGAGATAGGACTTATCGATGAATTTGGAGGCAGTCCTCATTGACTGATTGAGAAGGTCTTTTGTGTGAGTGAGCCACAAAGCTCTCTTATTTAATTTCTCAATCATTGAGACCCCCATATATGTCTTTCCTGACCCAGCTGCTGACTGAAGGATTCCGTGACCCTTCTTAAGCATTTCGCTTACGGCTTTTTGCTGATAATCGTAAAGACTCATATTGTCAGGGAACCCTATGTCCTCACCTTCCGTAATCTTCATCTCAATGTCAGCATCCAGGATGTAATCCATTGGGATGTGGTCTAGGCATCCGTATGGGAGGATTATCTGCTCATTCCTGATCTCATAGAGTCTCAGGAACTCAGGTGTGCCTCCAAGCCACAGACCCATTCTCAGTTTGTTCTCAAACTCAGGATTAGGAATCGTGTATTCCTTTTTGACCCAGGCTAGAAACTCCTTTGAGTATTCGGTTATTATCAGTACGTTTTTAATCGTTATCGTCATTTCCAGGTATCCATCCACCATAACAAGTTCTTACAATTGTTCGATATCCAGGTCTCTCCCAGGGACTTACTCCCCAATCTGATTTTCTCTTTGACCAGGTTCCAGGGAACCATATATGTATCATCGTTGAATCCCACACAGAACCAGGCTGTTGGTCTTTTAGTTGTCTCTTGCCAGTAATCCATCGAGAGTTTTTGATTCTCTTCGACTCTCTCCAGTACGAATCTGTGTCCACTACAGAACTTGCAGTCTATGATGTGGGATCCGTTATGATTCACTGCAATCAAGTCTGTTGGTTGCCCTGAAGCATTTTGCTGAAAGATGTGAACCCAAAAGCCATTTTCAGCAAGGATCTCTCCTATGGTTCTCTCATAGCGATTTCCCATATGTTTATTACTGATCATTCGCACCATCCTTTCAGTAGCTCCCTGGGAGCTATCTTCAGCACCTTCCCAAGCATTTCTATCTGCTTAAGGCTTAAGTCCCCATCTAGCCACCGAGAAAGTGTCGGCTGAGAGATCCCTATCTTTTTGGCTAGTTGCCTTTGAGATATCTTCCTTCTGCTCATTTCAGCTCTTAGGTTGTCATTCACTTGCATCTTTTTCAGCCTTTCTCCAAAGAAGTTAGGATGCCTTGCATAATTGTCTTGGCAACAGCCTTTTGCAGTTCGTCAGCAAACTCATCGCCATCGACACGACCTTCCTTATAGCCGATATATGTGTCAGTCATATCAGGGAGATCTATGTTAGGGTTGTCTATCTTGAGCTTTTCATATGCCCAAAACAGTTCAAACGTAGCAAGAGCTTCACTCACCTCATCCAGTCTTTTCTCAAGTTTCTTAAGTCTTTCTTCCATCTTTTTCTTCTCCTTCTTCTCAGTACCCAGTTATCATCAGCACCAGCCTACATATAGGCTTTACCAGTGCGAATGAACCTATTGCGATTGCTCCAGCTATTAAGAGCATTGTTTTATAACTGATCCTCATTGTTGACTCCTTTCAAAAAATGTATTAGTTACGTAACTTAATTGGCGAAAAAAATGTCCATTACTTCGGTAGGTGTGAGACTTAGTACTGAGATCAGTTTGCTTACATCCCCTAACCTGAAACCGTGTTTACTGGACATCTTCTTTGAGAGACAGCTCTCGCTTATCTCCATCTCTTTTGCCAGGGTCTTTTGGTTAAAACCCTGAGCTGTGTATTTGCTTTTCAGCAGATTAACGTTCATATTCCTCCTTTCCTTGTCCTTTGTGCGACAATTACGTATCGATTACGTAACTTATGTTACATCTAGTATACATCAATGTCAACACCCTTTTGCAATTTTTTTGAAAAAATGATAAATATACTTTCCGATATGGCAAATCGAAGTAATTTTATGTATAATGTAAGTACATCACCATTTAAGGAGAGTATTATGGATAGGAACTATTTAAAACAAAGGAGGAGAGAACTTGGATTGACAATGGAGGAAGTTGCTCAAAAGGTGGGAGTTACCAGGGCAACCATTTCAAGATGGGAGTCAGGTCACATCGAGCATATGAAAACTTCTCACATATCCAAACTCGCAAACGTGTTAGATATATCTCCATTATATATCGTAGGTGCTACAGACGAGCCTCAGTATGTTACGACTCAGCCATCTGAGATCAATGAGTATGTCAAAAAGGCTTACGAGGATCCGGAAGACAAGAGATCTAGATTTATGGCTGAACTTATTGAGCTTCGTGATATGTATGAAAAAGGTCTTCTCACGGAAGAAGAGTTTCAGCAAGGCAAAAAGTTTATCTTTGAGATGACAAAATGAGCGAAATTACCAAGACCAAAGATGGTAGATATTGTCAAAGAATCTACTACACTAAGCCTGATGGAAAAAAGTCTCAAAAGAGGATCTATGGCGATACCTTAAAAGATCTGAGACTGAATGTAACTAGCTTTCAGTTACAAGCTGAAGAAGAGAATTCCAATTATGGGACTCTCACTCTTGGCGATGCCCTGGAACAGATGCAATATCGGAGTTCCAATATCCTTGCTCCTAATACTATTAATAATGTAGCTTACACCATAAAAAGAATAGGATCTTATGCTGACACACTACTCTCCCAGGTGTCAAATGTGTCAGCTCAGGCTCTCGTGAATCGCCTGGCAGCTAAGTATAAGGTGAGTACCATTAGACACACTATTGGTCTCATTAATGTTGCCCTGGAACCTTATGATATTTCGGTAAAAGTCAAATATCCAAAGGAGACTTCTGTGGATGAAACTTATATCCCCTCCCAGGAAGAATTTGAGAAACTACTCGAAGTAGTCAAAGGCACCAGGTTTGAACTCCCAGTCCTTTTAGGTGGGTATTGTGGTCTTCGTAAGGGAGAGGTCTTTGCCCTCACATATGATGATTTTAAAGAAGGTAAAGTGTTTATCAGCAAGACCATATCAAGATCTACTGATGGGGGTTTCCTGGTCAAGGCCCCAAAGACGAAGACTTCAAATAGGGTGGTTCCTATTCCTACAGCGATCTCCACCCTAGTCAAAAATCGCAAAAAGAAGAAGCTCCCCCTCTTTGAGCTTACATACAATGCCTTCAATTTTAGGTGGACTGAATTGCTTGAGGAGAATGGTTTTAAACACTTCAAATTTCACTCTCTAAGGCACTATTATGCCTCTAGGCTTATTACCTTAGGGATACCCTCAAAGTATGCCATAGAGCTAACTGGACACTCCTCCGTGACCACCCTGGAGAAGGTCTATCAGCATACTATGAAGGATTATGCATCCAGGGTTGAGAACATCCTGAGAGAAGGATATTTTAACGAAAAGTAGACAAAAACTAGACATACATACGAAAATTTGGCTCTACAAAGGCATTTTGTCACAACAATCTTGAATAAGCTTATACAATTTAGTGAATAATTAAAAATCCCTTTCGTAGGGCCATTTTCACGGATTTTGGCTTTGCAAAGGGATTTTTTATGATTTGATTAACGAATCAATTATGCATAAAATGAATCATTTATGCATAGAATGAGTGAATTTGTAGACAAAAGTAGACAAAAACTAGACACAAAAAGAGGAGCCTTTCGGCTCCTCCGGAAAGAGATGTGTTTAATACGGTACTAATAGAGGATTTTCAATAACGAAGATTATGTTGCGATGAGTAAGAAAACACACACCCCTAATTCCCTTTAAATCAATCCAAGAGACTTTAGCTCTTCTACCTTCCTTTTTATATAGGAATTCCCACCAAGTTGTTCATAGTGCTGATATTGTTCCCAAAATCTTTCCTTTTCGATCTCGTCTGTGGCAAGACCTTTTTCTCGGTTGCTCAGGAAGGTCACTAAGTAATTTTTAGTGGATTCCAGGTCTACCTGGTCAAGTCTCGTATTGATGGTGTTGATCTTCCCTTCAATTCCATCCATTTGTTCATCCATTGCTGATCTTATCCATTTTTTAGTGCTTTGACTAATGTAAGTAGCACCTGAGATGAGACCTACGATCAGCGAAACTGCGATTGAAATCTGTCCGATAGTAATCTCATTCATCTAAATGCTCCTCCAAATCGAAAGGATTCTGCAGCTTGTGAAGGATTTCGTTAATACAAGAAGACCCACCCATAATTGCAACAGCTGTCATAATGTACCCAATGATTGAAGGAGTCTCGGAGAGTTCAAGAGCAACAACCAAATCAAGCTGATACACTAGGGCGATTGCCAAACCACATCCCAGTGCTACCAGTGATGTGATTAGTGATTTAATTTTCAGTGGCTCCCATAACTTCTTGACTCTGTCGATCAGGATCCAAACAACGATACTAAAACTAATTATCTGTGTCATAACTACCTCCTATAAAAACGGCTCCCCTATGGTACGCATCAAATGAGATTAAGCGAAGGGGAGTCTTTATCATCACTTTAATATTCTCTCCCAAGTCTGCTTTCCACAGATTCCGTCCTGAACTAAGCCTTCTTTCTTTTGAAACTTTACGAGTGCCTTTTCAGTTTTTGTTCCAAAGTCTCCATCCACACTTCCAAGTGAATAGCCGAAGGCTTTGAGTAGTCTTTGCAGAGTCTTAACTTGCTCCCCTTTGGAGCCTTTCCTCAAGGTATCCAGTTCTATCATATTTTTACTCTCCTCTTCCATATCACTATAATCAACGAATTCAGGGATGCCATAATATGTCCATTTCCTGGCACTCAGTAAGTCGTGTCTGCAATTTTGCTTTGAGTTTTTCATCTCGTATACACGACCAGCTCCGTCATACCAGCCGATATGCACGATCTTCAAATTCTCACGGATGAAAACCATACACGGCTTATCGGAAGGAATATCTTCGATTTTGCCTTTGGAAATGCAGTTGTTGTAATATCCTCTTGCCGTGGTATCATATCTTGACACTGGGTAGAACGAGCCTGAGCAATCAGCTCCAAAATGCCCTTCGCCTTCCTTAAGTTTAGCAAGATAATATTCCTCATTATATTTCTTGTCGCCTTTGTGACTTGCTATTGCTTTCTTGATTGTTTCGCCATTGATGGTTTGGCAATTGAACCCCCACACATAAATGGCTTTGCTTGTGAATAGATCACTAAAATGCTGTGTAACTTCTTTAGATTTAATCATATGAACCCCCTTAATTGATGCCGTATATCTGTCTTAATCCAAAGTTGGCTCCACCGTGTCCTGTTATCTCTACTTCTGTGGTCGAATTAAACTTGAAGGTTACCCAAGTTGGTGTAGAGCCATCGTACCAGTTGTATCCAACATAGCCTACAGACGAAGAGGCAACTGTTACTGCATTAAGTAGGTAAGTATCAACTTGCTGATATAACATTCCCCCTACAGCTTCATTATTACCTAACCTGAAAATCAGCGACCCATAATTAGTGAAAGGATTGTTTAGTGTAACTTTTGTGCCGACAGTATAGTAGTTCCCCCAGGTACAGAGCGAAGCAAATGAATCTCCGTGTGTTATCTCGAACCATTCATACCATCTGCTATTTGCATATGTTCTTGTCCAAGTTCTTCCGTTGTTGTATGCCGTAAATGTCTGCTTGTACAGATTCGTTACTGGATTTTCCGTAGTCAATGTTCCAAACCATCCACTAGCAACTGGGAGATTAGAAACATATGCTGAACCTACCCAATATGAACCACTAATAGTCATATTGTTAGCATCTGTAATCTTTGCTGATGAATCGTTATATCCACCAACCCCTTCATTGAGATGCATCCATCTCACATATTGCCAATTGGATGCAGAATCACTCCTATAAAACACTCGATAGAAGATGCTTCCATCGTAATGATAGAAAGTCTGCATAACACCTTGCCAATTGTTCTCAATACTTGGTGTTGCCACATTCATCCATCTCTCTACTTTGAGATTGAATGCTCCTAAGTTTCTTCCCAATGTGGGCAGATTGGCTATTGTGAACCCATCGCCAGTGTTTGTGTAATAAATTCCAGCCGTAGTGATGTCATTTAAGTCACAAGTTGAAGGAAGTTTCGTTGCACCATAGAGGTTATAACCACCAGCTTCCTTGATGAACATTTCCCCATTGATCGTTGGCAATGTGTTACCCTTGAAATCTGTTGGGTAATACACCTCTAGCTTCCCTGGGTCTTCACTAAATCCACCAATAGCCAACCCTGAACCACTCTTGTTGACATTGAATACTCTCTCAGCTGAAGGAATGTCGATAGTAGCACTTGTATTAGTGTTAAGACTATCGCTAACGATGAGCTGAGCCTCGTAGTTGTTTGCTATATTGAGATTAAGATTCAGGTTACTCCCATTGGTTACTGCACCATATGTAGTCCAAGAGGATACAGTTGATACCCTATATCTCAAAGACACGGATGCAGTATTATGATTCCCAGCTGTGGAGTATGTCAGGGTAAATGCCACTTTAAGCCAAGTACCAGTAGAGTCTATAGTCCCTTGTGCATTACTTCTTGCAAGAGAAATACCAGTCACATTAGGTGGAGTATATGGGACTACATCTATGCTCTTTGTTTGTGTGGTGGCATTTCTATTTCTGCTATCAGTTACGGCACCAGTGTAGGTCAAAGTACCACTCGTCTGTAACACACTTGAAGTCTGTGTCAATGTGGCACTTGATGTCGATGGTGTGCTTGATGCAGACAGACCACTACCAGTAACTGACATATTCTTGATGGTTGAGCCACTAACACCATTACCACTCAAAGTAGCTCTTACTTGTGAATAACCTTGCAGATATATTCCCCACCCATTGACTACGGTATTGTTGTTGACCATAGCCAAACTCAAGGCTGATGTTGGCACAACAGACGAAGCAGCAGAAAGGGTTAAAGTATAAGTGTTAGAGCCACAAGAAGCAGATCCGTTATATGTAGTGATAGTAATTGATCCAGTACCACTTGTGCTATTCGGTATCTGTGTAAGTAAGCTTGTAGGTGGTGTCCACGAATAACTTGTAGATGTAGTCGTGGTGACGATGGTTGTAGTACCACTCGACCCAAAGCTATATGTAATGGTCGTTGTAAGATTACTATGTGCTTTCGTTATCGGTATAGATACTGCACTACCAATGGTTCCAGTTATGTTTTGCGAAGTGTTAGCTGGGATGGTAAGTGTTGCCGTTGCAGATGCCGTATTGACTTCAACAGAGCCTATTTTTGTGATAACTCGGATCGAAAATCCTTTGCTTTTGGCATTGGAAATGTTACCTATCAGCGATGTAGGTATTGACCAAGATATGGTCTTGCCAGTTTGAGCTGAGCCGATGTTTGTCCAGGTTGACCCATTGCTATATGCAAACTGATAAGTAAGTCCACTTGCACAAGGGTTAGTAGCCGTGAGTGTAACACTCTTTCCAATGGTAGCAGAAACGGAACCCAGGGTAGTCGATGGTACACTTAGTGTCATAGTACTCGTCTTTGAGCCTACATTAGTACCACCACTATAGGTAATACATCTAATGTAACCAGTCTTTGTCTTTTGATTGCTGAAATTGGAAATCAAACTAACATTCGGAGTCCAGGAATAAGATGTTCCTACCCCAGTCGCAATGTCAGTCCAGTTTGAGTTATCAAAAGAATACTGAAGTGTATGTGTAAAGCTTGAAGAAGCTCTTGTGATAGTTATGGTTCCAGCTGATCCCAGGGTGCCAGTAAAGTTGCTCACTGAAGATGCTCTTGCGATCTGTGGAAGGGTAACGGAACTGGATACCCCACTTGCTGGAACAACACCACCACTTATGTAGCTTGAGTGAGATGTACTCCAGGACCCCTGAAGAGTAATGGTCTTTGTGCCATCCGAATTGTGAGCAATCGTGTATGTGTAGTCACCAAATTTGTTGACTTGATAGTTTGAGAAGTCATATGTGGTCTTGAGATATTGCTTATTCCCATTATCGTAGCCAACATATCCAAAGTTCTCTGCTGATTCCCACTTCGTACTTGATGATTTTGTGGCAGCTGAATAGAGGATAACTCTTATGGTGGAAGTATTATTAGCAACACTCTGTGATGTTACCTTATACTCGATCCAGGTATCAACTTTAGTGCCATTTGATCCTGATGTAGTACCATTTATGATGGTATAGCCAGTATTAACTGGCGATGTTCTTGCCATAACTTATCCCCCTTATTTCTTGTATACTAGCGATAACGAGCCGTTATCCTCAGGCTTCCAGTAGAAATTGCCTATCGTTAAGGTGTTTGTTGCCGTAAGGTTCTTGACAACGAGACCATCCGTACTGAAGTATGCTATTGCCTGAGTCTCATAGTCCGTAACTGCATCGTTACCCTGGTAAAAAAACAGCACATTGTTCATCAGCTTGAGCTTGTATGTGTTTTCACCTTCTGCTGCCAGGATAATGCTTCCATCTATAAATTTTATGTATTTATAAATTTTTCCTACATCCGTTGCAACCTGGCTACTTTCAAGTACATCTGTCACACTGGAACTCAGGTCTTCGGTTTTTACGAAGGTGAGTGTCATAGAGTCTAGTGAGCTTTGCACATTAAGTATTGACTGGCTATTGCTATTGACAGTCGTATTCAGGTCACTTAATCGCTCGTCAAGGTTATCTTCCGAATCTTCAGCTCTTTGAGTTTCAGCATTAATAAGATCCTGGAGAGATGCTATTCTTTCATTATCTACCAGTGCCGAAGCAATTGAGTCCTTGTCATTAAAGTCAAGACTTGCCGTGTTCTTGTTACGGATGTACCCATTCGCAGTTCCTAAGGTCGTTGTTACATTGTCCCCTGGTTCTGCATCGAGTATCTTAACTTTCAGCTTTCCTGACCACCCAGCACTAAAGCTGATGGATGTAGTGAGGATCATAGCTCTTGCATAGGTTCTAGTTTCCTGATACGGATTATAAGGATACGGAACTTCTATGATGTCACCCACTTCGAGGTCAGGTCTACCTCTATAGGTGAGGTCATAGTTAGTCCTATATGAAAAATATGTCTTTGTAGTATCTGCTAGATACTGAGAGACTGATTCATTATTGACTAGCCAACAAGATATCTTATTATCTTGTCCATCGCTATTGAATGTATAAACATCAGTTGTTTCTCCGATAAGATCAAGGATACCAGTAATCTGCACTCTATATGTACCCACATAGTCTGTGCTGATGTCAGCACCTCTCTTATATATAGTAGTAGATATTTCAACTGATTCGTTATTATCATTATATGCTACTATGTTTACATCCGAAAGCGAATAACCAAAATCTACATATGCACTTTGTGTATTTATAGTATAAGTTACCGAAAATGTCAGTCCCCCCTGGACACCATTGACACAAGGATATCGATTGATGGTTAAGGTCTTGAGTTTTTCACTTTTGGATCCTACGTAACCATTCTGCATAATTTCATCGTATCCGATCCTAGCCACCACTTCGCCACTCAGCATATTTGATACTGGGGTCAGTGTTATGACATTTGATTCATCAGCCGAGAGCTTTGAACACATTATTCTTGCAAAGTTCTGTAGAAGGTTCAAATGTGTGTCCACTGGTATTGCCGTATCAAGAGTGTAGTCATTGTAGAGATCAGGTATGCTTGATACATACCCCATATCGCTTATGACGGCATTCACCTGGGTACCCATTGGAGTACTCATAAGCACTTCACTCTTTGTAAAGGTCTCCTCGGAATTCATCGTTTGGAAGAGTCCGATACCAGTAAAGCTTACCTTGAAGCCATTTGTAGATGGCTTTGAATTGAGGTAATATCTATCAGCTGGAAGCCATTCCATCTGTGTCAAGATCTCTCCTTCTATTGACTCATCTGTTAACTCAAGACCCTGATATACCTTAAAAGACATATTAGTATTGAGATAGTTATAGAGACCGTCATCACTGAGAGGGAGGTATCTATCATAAAGGTCATACATTGTGAAAGAGCAATCCCTCTTCGGAAGTCTCCTTGAAAGAGGATCCGTATCATCGCTCTCACTAAGGGATGCCAGTTCATTGACCCATATCTTAAGCACTCCATCAGCAACGGCACTCAGCCAACACCTGGATATTACTGCACCTATGTTTACACTAACCGACCTCATCGTAACTGAGGAACTGAGAGCATAGGTGTCGTTGTCCTTTGTTATTGCAAATCGGATTGGTACATTCTCATCAAAAGTCAGGGATAGAACATTCTCAGCAGAAGGATGGTAGACACTCCCCAGTAATTCTACTGAGGAGATTGTCTTATCCTCTTCATATCTAAGTACGAGGCTATCCCCTACAAACGATGAGTCACAATCGGTATCGAATGTTACCTGAGCATAGGCAGAGGGTCTTAGCCTCTCTGCCAGTGCTGTTTTAAAATCGTTTGAAGATTGTTTCATATATTACCACCCACAATCGATCAGGTTCACTTTGACATTGATGTACAATGTCGGAAGTCCATTCTCATCCAGGGAATACGGCTCTGCCGAAATATCGCCTGGATACATTGTTCTTGTTGTCATTTGATTGTGTACAAAATCAGGATAGGTAACTGTCACAAAGAAGTTCTCGAACTCTTGGGTCAGCCTGGCTAAGGTCTCAGGATCCATCGTGAGCCAAACCAGGTTATCCATTTTTTGGAGTCTTCTTCCGACTTTCTGTGCAACAATTGACCCATCAACGTTACGACCTGAATTGACAACTGTCGAATCGATGAAGTTCATTCCCCTGGCTGGTGCTGGGTACTGATGTCCGTTTATCGTTATAAAAGCCATTTAGATCACCTCTCAGTAACTATTTGCAAATGCACTTGAGTCAATGTATTCGCCCCTGGAAGAAGCATATCTGTCATTTGCAAGACCTATTGATGTATCGCTAATGCTTACGTTGAGGTTCTTGTCTGCTACCACCTGGATAAGAGTGTTGATAGCATCTACGACTCTTGCATTGGCATTGCTTACACCACCTTCGATACCTTTGACGATTTGGTCGTTGTTTGCAACGGCTGTCCTAGAGCCAATTCTACCAACCATTTCTGCTCCTGATTCACGAGCGATGAACATCTCACCCTGGTCTATGAAACCACCACTAGCATATGCACTCACTACTCTCACCTTGCCGTTGCTCGTTGTTACATCGAAAGTTATATTGCCTATTTTCTTATCAATACCTGATTTCAAACCACTTCCAAGTGTTTTTCCAAGGCTCTCACCATTTGCCCAGGTGAAATAATCTTTAAAACTCTTGTATGCTTTTCCACCAAAGTCAGCATTGCCAAGGCTTGTCTTCATTCCTGAAATCCAAGTATCAACATTCGTTGTTCCAGTAGGATTTATCTTGAACTGGTCGCTGATGTTTGATGCCAAGGTCTTGACCTTATCAGGAAGTTTTTCCTTATCCACCTTATCGTAGAATGCAACATATTTCTTAGCGATGTTGTCACCATCAACATTTGACAATTTTGTCGAGTATCCCTGAGCAGACCCTTCGGCTATTCTGTCAAGATTGTTGGATGACTTGCCGTTCCACCCAAGTTTGGTCTTGGTCTCTCCAATAGGTATGTCAGCCATTCTCTTAGCGATATTATCCTTATCGATGTTTCCTAATTCCGTTGAGTATCCACTTGCAAGACCCTGGGCAACAAGTTCAAATAAGCTCTTCTTTGCCCCGACTTTATCGGTAACATCATCCGTCATTGTCTTCACGGCTGGATCAGGATTGAATGTGTCTAAGCCTTCATTATAGGCATCCACTGAGTCAACACCCATATCCTTGAAGTTCTGTACTATGATTGATGTATCTGTGTAAACACCTTCCTCAACACCATCAACGAAAACGTGTACCATTCCAGTAGAGTTGTCTTTGATGAGCTGATAATGTGACTTGATACCAGCAGCAACCTCATCAGGTACATTAGCACCGACTCCCTTGACGGTCTTAAGCATATCCTTAAAGGATTTATCTGTAGTGAGCTTCTCACCGATCAAGTAGTTGATCGCAGTTGTATCACCAGCAAGAGCTTTGAGCATCTTGATATCGTGAAGACCTTCACTAACATTCTTAGGTATTAATTTACCAGTTTCGATGTATCCCTGAAGTTCTGTAGTAAGGTCATTTTCACGAGGTGTAGCATCCTCTATCTGTCTCTTGAGAGCAACTTTTTCCTCCGATGAAAGATTGCTTGAATCTACGGCACCAACTACAGCTGGAGTTACCGTGAGGTTCAGCCAGTCAGTGAAAGCATTGACATTAACATCAGGATTATCAGGTGCTGGGAATCCCACTTCTGCTAGGATGTTTGATCCCTTTTGTAATTCCGTTAACCAAGCACCTTTAAGATGTTCCCATATGTCTTGATTGTATTCCATCTCTATCTCTTCAATTTTCAGCTTGATTGGATTACTTTGGATGTATTTGTTGATTTCATCGTTCAACGTATTCCATTCCTCGGAACCAACTGGGTTGAGATCTCTTTGAGCATACATACCTTGCAGAGTTTTTTCTTCTACCTCATAAATTCTCTCTTTGGCATTATCAAGACCTTCTTGCATTTTTGTCTTATAAGTCTCATAGGTTTCATAATCCATATCGCCAACGGCATACTTCATATTAATAGTGCCAAATTCAGCCTTTGTTTCAGCTCCGTTTATAACAGCTGTGATATGAGCTATCTGTGATGTGAGATCCGAAATGGCTTTCTGCTCATCGATATCGAGTATTCCATCGCTAAATGCAGTATTAACAACCTCATTAAGCTGAAGTCCTAGGTTTGTAAGTTCATTGTTAATGTCTATACCACTTGAAGAGAATGCTTCATATATTGAATTGCCTTCTTCACTATCTCCAAAAGATGCCTTGATTCCAATGAGGACAGCATAATTCTGCTGCTCGACATAACTCTGTGCCTGGGATACGAACTGACCAAGAGCTGTTTTATATTCCTCGGTCTCATCAGGAGTGAGTCCTATTCCTACTCTTACTTTCCATCCGTATTTATTGATGTTCTCCATCGTAGTGTTAAGATCGGAATACAACTCACTGGACTCATTGAATTCGCCTATTGCTATTGATAATGGTTCAAGTTCAATTTCTTTGAGCTTGAATTTTACAACCTCGTCTATCTGCCACTCTTCCAGGTGTAAATCGCCAAATCTTTCGGCAATCGCCTTATCGACTTTAGCCTGGAAATCACCAGCTACAATTGACATTCCAAGAACAGTAGCCGTAACAGTTAAACCTATGAGCAACCCAGTTAGACCAGTCCCACCAATAGCCTTAGCAATCTTCCATCCCCCAGCTGAACCAAGAGCCAGTCCAAGAAGACTTTCAATAACATCACCTGAAGAAGGGGAATTACCATTTCCAAGATCATATCCAATGCTGAACCCTGAATCCATCACCATTGATATGCCCGAAATACTTAAAATCAATCCCTGGGTGAGTTTAAGTCCTTGTCCATCACCTAAACCAAAGAAGCTGCCAATCGTGTTCAATCCATCAGCAAAGGTTTTGCTGAACTTCCATCCCAGGAAGACCAGTGCGATGTTTTTAGCCATCGACAAAACTGATTCCAGGTTTTCAATTATCCAATCGACCAATGGCTTAATCTTTTCCTGGATCTTGTTCACGGAGGTGTCTATAAGTCCATTCAGGAAGTCATATTGCTGAAGATCGAGATCAAATAATCCACCTGAGCCTCCACTACCTGAACCTCCTCCACCACCCCCACCACCTGATGTACCTTCATCAGGACGGATGATGTTGAGTTCGTCAATGCCGAGTACATAATCCTTCAGTTTCTTGGCATTTTTAGCAGCACTTCCCAGTCCACTGGATGCATTTTCCACAGAGTCGCCAAAGTTATCCATCGAGTTACCAATACCACTATAGTCAATCTCAGGTAAAGTATATCCAAACAAGGATGCAATTGCTTCTGCTACCATACGTACAGCTTTTACGACGGCTATTGCGATTGGAAGTATGCTATTAAGTACCGGAATGAATATGGAACCTATTGCCTGAGCTGCCTGGGTAACTTGAGCTTTCAGAACTCTCAACTGGTTGGATGGAGCATTCAGTGTCCTTGCCATATCTGTTTGAGCCAGTGAAGTCTGCTCCATTATTGCATTGTAACGAAGCATTGACTTCTCAGCCTGGGTCATTGACTGGACTTTTTTTTCGATGCCAAGTCTATGAGCATCCTCTTTCAGTCTAGCCACAGACAAGTCAACACCCAATCTTCTGAGAGGTTCCAGTTCTCCTGAGATACCACTCTGTAGTTTTCTCATTGCCTCCTCTGTATCGAGGTTGTAGAATGAAGCAAGGTCATATCCTAACTGAGTCAGTTGCTGAGACATTATCGCAGCCTTATCTCCAGCTATACCAAAGCCAGTAGCAAGTGACATAAATGTGCCTTGGTATTTAAGCCACTCACCCGGGTTTATACCTACTACACTCGCAACCCTTTCGCCATATTCCTGAGCTTCACTTGAAAATTCTCCGAGAGATACAGTAAAAAGGTTAAGATCCTCCACGTAGTCGGAGGTCTGCTTTGTCATATTAGTGATCCAGTCAACAACTTTACCTCCCATAAAATACATTGACTGAACAAAATTACTTAAGTCAGTAAACCCATTGATCAAGCTTTTTCTTTCACCTTTTGGAGTAATGGATATCCCTCCACCCCCTCCACTTTCTTTAAGAAGCTTGAAAGAATTTGCTATTGATTTCAGATTATCAGCTATCTCTCCCAGGTTGCCATATTTTGAAAGAGCGTTGAATAGCTTTTCAATGTTTGCACTGGCCTGAGTCAAATCAACCTCATTCAGCTCTTTGAGTTTGCTCGGTATTTTACCTACATTTGTTACAAAAGATGCAAGGCCGTTCTTTCCAATATTTGTGAGAGGCATCAACGACTCTATTACCTTGTTAATAGTTTCAGTATCAACATCCCATCCCTGGAGGGCCGTCTTCATCTTTTCAAGATTGGTACCCAGGGAAGCATTTATCTTAATGTCACCAACAGCACGAAAATGCTCAAAAGCATCCCCTACACTTGCCATCTGTGAAGCATTCAGGTCTCTTATTGCTTCCTTAATGACCCCTATTTGATTACCTATGCTCGATGAAATCTTAACTTCTCCAACACTCTTGATCTTAGCAAGTGAATTTGCAAGACCATTGAGCATAGAAACAGAGTTCATCGACATACTCTTCATTGAGTCCGATAAACCCTTGATGTGATTTGCAAAGGTGACCAGGTTATCCCCTCGCACCTTTTCGAGTTTCTTTAGTGTGGATATTAAACTTTCAATGCCTTTACTCGCATTGCTAGACTCTGCTTCAATTTTAAGCGATAGAGTCTGTAGTGTAACACCATCTCCTGGCATTGTTTAATCTCCTTTCTTTGCTTTTTGAGATGCCATAAACATCTCCATATATCTCTTCCCCTTGTTGAACTTCCTCTTCTGTTCCCTCTCCCTTGCTTCTCGTCTCTGTCTCCTTGAAACTGGATATGGTTCCTTAGAGTAAGGATGAGGTTTTGTACCTCGTTTCGCCAAAGGGTTAAAGATAGGGGATGCTGAACATATTGCCTCGTATATGTACATACCCTGGAGCCATAGATCCTGATTATTTCTCTCAGTCCTGATATCATCAGCCTCACGATAGTACTTGCACAGTTCTGCATCCCCATCCCAAAATTGCTCTTCGGACATTCCGATAGCTAAGTAATATGGAAAAACTTTATGGAATCTGTCGCTGTAAGTGAGCTGAGGGGGTTTTTGCCCCTCAGCTTGACCTTCATCGGACAACGAATCACTTACCAATTCGCTGTCCAGTCCATATTTAAATCGTCTTCCTCAGGCTCGTCTATAAGAGCTGACATAGGCTCGTTGTACATTTCTGCAAGTTTGCCGATCAGTTCATTACGATTTGTCATATGAGCATAGATGTCTTCTATTGTCTCCCTCTTCATATACTTATGATGTGCGAGGAAGGAACCAGCAAAGAGCTGAGGAAGAACCGTCATCGGTTTATCTCCCAGTTCGCTGATGTTGAAGCCACCCCTCTCCATCTGTTCAACTGTCCTCCTGGTAAACTCCAGGGTGTACTCTGTTCCCTTGTAATTAAAAGTAATTGTTTTTGCCATTCTTATAGACCAACCTTTCTGTTTTAAATCTTATTAATTAACTAGCCATTGTAATAGGTGTAGAAGTTGCGATAGAGATCTGCATATCTACTACTTCGTTAACTCCACCACCTACTGGATAAACTGAGAGCTGTCCCTTGAACTCGAACTTACCATCGGAGCCGTCAGGTGTAACTGTTGACCCACTTGTGGTAGCTCCGAACCATACTGCGAAGTCGTGTTCGGTTCCTTCAAGAGCCTTAAGTGTTGAGTAATCTGTTTTTGTGTAGTTAGCTGTGAACTGGAGAGCATCCAAGCTCTGTATTCCGAAGATGTGTGTTTCCATTGGATCGGAAAGAGTTGTTGTCTCAAGAAGTTCAGGTTCTCCACCAAGATCAGGAAAATCCTTAATGTCGATGAGCTTTGAGTATGTTGACTCACTCTTCATCATCAAATAAACTTTATATGTGCTTATTGCCATAATTATCGTCTCCTATATATAGTTTTGTTTTCATCAACTATCCCCATAAACCTGAGCAATAGCTGATATATACTAGCATCTTCTTCATATGCAATCGGAAGTTGCATATACCTTGTAAATCCTAAGCGATGCATAACATCATTGACCACATTTGCTATAGCCTTGCATTCACTCTTTTTGCCGTAAGCCTTGTTTGAATAGATTCGGATGTCATATGTTACAGCTGAGTACTTGCTTCCATCCTGATCCATCAGTTGCCTATAGTCCTCATTCTCGGTTTCGAGAACATATACGTAAGGAAGGCTTTCCAGTTGCCATATGTATTCCCCTCCGACAGTTGCCTCAGGGAACTCCGTTGTAACGGCATTGTCTATTGCTGTGATTACATCAGGTTCTATGTCAGCCATAAATCCTCCTTGCTATCTTATCGATATTTTCGTATGTTCTCATAAAGGCTCGATACATTGGCATCTGAGCCGGGATTCCGTGAGTTTTCACTTTCACACCGTCAGCCTTATAACCCCATATCGTTCTCGCCCCAAGACCTTTACCATAACCACCTATTACCATTCCCAGTCTGCCCCCTTCAGGATGTGGAGAGCTTCCCGCCGAGGAGTTAAAATACACACCGGTACCAAATTCTACGAAGAAGACCTCCGTTCCTTTTGCTACTATCACGTGGGTATTTCCGTCCCCCTCAATTGACACCTTCACTTCAGGATTTCGCATTTTTCCATCAAGAGTTATGTCCGAAAGTGAAGTATCAAACCAGGTTTGTGCCAACGACTCAATTTGCCACATCACTTCATTGAGAAACTTGTATGTCTTTCGCTCAAAGTCTTTTTTAAAATCTTCAAGCTGCCTGATAGCTTCTCCCACATTGAAGGGGTCAACTTCAATTACTTTATTAGCCATTCACCCTCCTGAGAGCGATGGTTGTATGGTGTAGGTTCTTTGCGATCTTTACGACTACAAAGTTATAGTCTTCAGTGGGTTCAGTTTCTATCCAAAAGACAGAGTCTTCTTTGAACCCAGGATCGCTCTGGTTGTCTAGGACTATAGTCTTGTCATAATCAAGATGGATCCCAAACGTCATAGCTTCAGCCTTACCTCTGTTGTGTCCGACATTCACTCGTATCTCAGTAGGGTCTCCGTAGGAAGGTCTTCTCTCTCCAGTGAAGTTCCCCTCTGTGTCATAGATCTTAGCTATGCCGTTATACAATGCATAGTAGATCGTTGACTTGTTTGAATCCATACATCTCATCCTTCACTTACCTCTGTTTCATTAGTCAACTTGAGAGTGCCACAGAAGGGAGTTATCTCACTCAGCATTACTGGTGGAATTGATGCACTCGCATATTGCCTGGTGATAGCATTTTCGGAGTGGGTCAACTCCCCTTCAGCACCTCTCTTATTGATCATATATGTAGCAATTTGGCATTGTAGTGAATGATACTTGACTGGCACCTCCTCGACTGAATCGTCATAAGGATATGCTCTTGTCAATATGACTTGCCCAGCTATAGTCAAATAGGCAGATATCATCTCTTCTGTGACAGAAGGGTCACCTACGAGTACTGTGGTCATTGTAATTTTTTCCTCTTGTGTCATATCTGCCTCTCCTTAAAATATGCTTTAAGCTGCTGTTATTTCGTACCAACCCTTAGACTGTGGATTGTCACCAGCTTCAGGTGTTACTGCAACATATCCGGCTCCACTCTTCTCGTAATAGGTCTTGCTAGAGGAAACACTTGTGTCTGTGGAGGCTGCTGCTGTACCTTTGAGGATCTTAACGGCTTTTGTCTCATCTGTAAGAGCTGCAATGTAATACTTTCTAGCATATATAGTATTCTGTCTTACATTTGCATCTCTCTCCTGTTCTACTTCTGTTCCCTTCTTGTTAAAGAGTGTAACAGCATCTCTTGTTCCTACAATAATTGTTCCTGAAACTGCATCTTTCTTAATATAGATGTTTACACCACCAACTGTGCCTACATATCCCTGACGAGCGAAAGCTTCAACGTACTGGAGTGATGTTCCAAGAGCTTTTCTAAGAGCAGCCATATCGGATGATGAAACGAAAGCGAAAGCTTCTACTCCTTCGAGGTTCTCGAAGTTCATCATAGCGATTGCATCAACAAATCCATCGAATCCAAGTGAAGCTACTGGTACTACCTGGGTAGCTTTATTGAACTCAGCGAAGATATCTGCATTCTGCTGATTGAAGAGATCTACGGCCTGGTGTCCAGTACCTACTGGCACAGTCATAGGATCAGTCATAGCTTCCTCATCGTAGTACTTGAATCTGTTCTGTGCGAGAAGGATGGTGTAGTTTTCCTGAGCATATGCCACCTCGATTGTCTGTGAGTTACCTACACCCATAGCAAGGATCTGTGTTCCGTTTGTTGCTCTATATCTGTTGATTTTCCTGATCATTCCTGGTGTTCCTACGAGGCTATTGTCAACCTTGCAAAATCTGACCAGGTCAAGATGTGAATTGTACTGATCTTCTATCTCATTGGAGAGATAGAAATTACTATAAATTACATTTGGCATTACTTATTATCTCCCTCATATAATGATTTGTACTCTTCAGGATGATCTACTGAAAACTGATATCTTTCCATAACATTCATCCCCTTGAGCTTTTCCAAAGTCATAGCTGATGGATTTCCATCCCCAATTGGCTTTGGTGTTTGTTTGAGTGATTCCGTCATAAGCTCTCTCTTAACGGCATCCAAGTGTTCTTTTTGATAGAGGAGTACCTTTTCCAGGTCACCCTCAGCCATTGCTACGGCTCCCTTGTCAGCCAGTGCTTCGCTATACCCTATTGCTAATAACTTAGCCTTATTCTCCGAAACAGATACCTTCTTCAGCAATTCATCGTACTTAGTTTGCAGCTCTTCTCTCTGTCTCTGTTCTTCTGCTTTAGTTACTTCATCGTCCGTCATTCTCTGTCTCAGTTGCTTCTTGTAGTCGGCAGCTTCACTATTTGACTTAGATAAAGCACTCTTCAGCCTTTCGATTTCGCTTGTGCCATCATCAGGAAGTGATACGTTTTCCAATGCCTTGGTTATTTCCTCAGCTGTCATACCTTCCTTGTATGCATCACCCAGTAGTTCTTTTAATGTCATAAAATTCTCCTTGCGATTAAAGTCTTCCCTGACTATGTCTTTCTGTTTTTAGGACTTGTCTGTCCATTGCGATTATTTAAAGGTCTTCCCTGACCTTAATTTTCTTAAATTCTCGATAAGGTTCTAGATGGCATCTGCAATTGTAATGAGGTTTATCAGGAACCTCGTCTATTCCATACACTTGCCCATCTCGTTCACTGCATATACGACACACTTTGCTATCCTTTTCCGAAACCCATACTACCTTTTCTATCCCAGCATCTCTCAATGTCTGTAGATATGACTCATCTGTCACATCTATCGCATATTGAGAAGATTGAGTATACCAAAGGTTCGCATTACGATTTATAACAGAAAGGAAATTTTTATGGTCTAGCAGAGCAACACAAGTCAGCATCCCCTCTAGTAGCCTCAATCTTTTCCTATCAGCTTCAGGTTCGTAGAGATACATTGTGACTGGGTTATAATCACTAAGCACTCTTCTTACCTGGAAATCAGGATCAAAAGGATGTTCCATAAGTCTCATCCTTTCATCCTCATTCAGCCTCCTGATGGCTCTATTCCTCGAATAGGTTGCCATCTCTCTATACTCAAGCCGATTAAACTTCAGTAACTCGGCATAAAGACTATCTACCTCTTGCTTCACGATAATCGCATTCAGCTCATCGAAGGCAAGGACTTTAAAGTGATTGTAGGCCCGGTTTATAAACTTCTTAAGCCTCTTCAGGTAACTGTCCACTCTCCGATACATCTTCTACATCCTCGTATTCAGTCTCGTCTACACTCACTGGTTGCCATTTCTCCAGTTGCTCTTCGTAGTACTCACTCGACATCTTGTATGCTCTCTCAGGATCTGCGAACATTCCTGAGTACTGGAATGCCAGTAATGGATGTATCTTCTGTTCCTGGAGCATTGTTACAAGTACCTGGCTCTTGGACTGGATGTTCTCATAGTTCCTTCTTGTGAACTGGAGTGAAACATCTTTCGGATTGATCTCAACCCTTTCGATCTCCTGGCAAATCTTGGTAACAAGACGGAGCATTCTCTTCTCAGCTCTACGGAACATATTCTCCAAGTCTTTGGCTCTTGCTTCTGCCAGTGACCAACCATTTCTAAGCATTACGGCAGCACCAGTCGTGTTGATGCTTCCTGACTCAGCTGAGTTTTGGTTTGGTACACCACATATTGCAAGGATGGTCTTGTAGATGTCATCCTTAAATGTTTCGGATTCATTCTGCGACAATTCATTTGAAACAACATCCACATCAGCTGGAAGTCCTTCAGTAGATTTAACTTTGATGGCACCCAGGTCTCTAAGAGCTATGAAGTCTTCTTCACTGATATCGCAGTTGATGAATTTGATGAATGCCTGAACCGTCTGCTCCATTCCATCCATTCGATTGGACTCTATCTTGTTGAGTGCATCCAGGAGAGGAAGCACGATCTCAAAAGATCCCAATCGACCATTATTAGCTGGGTACTCGAAGATTGGTATCATACCCAGTCTGTGAGGTTTAGACTCAGTGATGATGTCTCCGTCTACTCGCCAATAATGATCTTCGGTATATATTGAGAAATGTTGGAGGGATTGGTCGTCTTCCATATATTTAACAGCCATCACTGGTTTGTTACCTATGTCATTTGAATACACTACGAAGGTCTCTCTAGGATCCAGTGTGTAAATGTCAAAAGGAGCCTCGTTGTACGGATCGGTTGTAGGAAGTACCAGTCTGTAAGAAGTACCACAGATCATCTGCCACTCCACTATTTCCTGGTCTTTACTTGCCTTGTCCTGAGCCAACATCCATTCATTGAGCTGATTCACCTTCTCAGTAAGCTCTTCGGATCCATTTCTTCCGATATACTGAATAGGCTCACCAATGAGATATCCAACCTTGAAGGACACGATCTCATTTGCTCTGTTTACAACGATCTTGTTATTGATCTCAGGTCTTACTTCCTTTTGCCTATAAAGAATAGGCTGATTACCCTTGTAATATTGCCATAAGTATTCAATCTCACCACAATTGATGTTATGAATATTCATAGCCTCCTGGAGTACAAAAAGAACATTATCATCAGTCACGTTCTCAACCGTTGTCTTGATGACCCTTCTCCCAAATAATACTCTTTCGTGGTTCCCTACCACTTCATTGTTTATCTTGTTACTCATAACATCTCCTTAAACATAAGAAAAAAGGTGATGATTCTCCCTATCATCACCCTTGTGAGCCAAAAAATGAAAACCACTGTGGTACACCTAATTAACGAAGAAAAAGATGGTTCTCAAATGCTTTTTGCTTAATGTTATTATACACCATTGGTTGTAGTATACTACCAGTCAAACACCTATATCTTGTGCAATTTATCACCAGGGACGAGCAAAAGCCTCAACTTTGCCGTTATTTAGGTTAGTCACATACTCAGCAAGTTGTGAAAGGGCATCAGGAACATCATCGTGAGGGTTCCTACCAGCCATAGTGTAACTGCAAAGCATATCCTCAGCTTTTCTGTACTCCTTTTCTTGCTTACTGGGATCCAAAAATAAGAATTTCTCCTTGATAGTTCCTGAATTAACTATTATCTTTGTTTCCTTGTTCGCAGTCGTGTACTTTGTGGTGATCTTCGTCCTTCCACCTCTAGCCTTAACCTTCTCCTGGACAGCCTGAGCGATCCTTCGACCAGCTGAGTTGCTCTCAAACTGGGCAATATGCACCTTGTAATGAAGCAAAGTCTCCACAAGCCTATCCTCTACGATCTCAGGCTTTCCGTTATCGCAGATAAAGTCCACAATATAGAACTCATTCCCATACTGATATGCAATCGGAAGCACACAATAGTCCTTACCTTTGTCCTTCGTGTCGCAGACGGCAATGATCCCATCAGGCTCTTCCTCAGGAAGCTCGTAGAATCTCCTAAGCTCATCCTTGGAGAACAGAATGCCATTCCTCTCCACTGGCTCATTCATATAAAGAGCCTTCCAGGATGCCTCTTCCATAATCTCCCTCTGTGAGTGATAGAACTTAGTGCTAAATCCCTTGTTAAATGGGTAATTAAAGTTACTTTTGTCATTCTCATCCAAAGCTGGTACCCTGATAAAAGAAGCCTCAGGATCATCCCCATACATCGTCTCCAGTCTCCCAATGACATCATAAAGGCTCCATCTTGTGGCAATGTGAAGTTCCCTGACAGAATCACCTATTTTCCTCTGTCTTAAATCCGTGGTATATATCTCCCAAAGCTTATCCAGTCTCTCTTTACTTAAAGCCACCTCGATGCCTGATACCAGGTCATCGCAGTAAAGAAGAGTCGCTGCCCTATAAAGACCAGCATTTCCAGTTCCAATGGAGGTAAACTCCAGGGTCTCGAACCTCTTCCTCTCCCCCAGGTCTATTCTGCAATCCTTTGCATTGGTACTTGATACCCTGACATTCGGAAACACTTCCCACCAAAGATACTCACCCTTCTCATCCATAATCCTTAAGCACTCATCATAAGTTCCTCTTACAAATGAGTTACTATGGGAGCCAGTAAGGATCGGATTATCAGGATATTTTCCAGCCATCCAGGTGATAAAGAATATGGCAAGTGTAGACTTTCCAGTTCCAGGGGGCATCGAGATGCAAAGCATTTTGATCTCCTCATCAGCAAGTCTCTGTAGCTCCCTCACCACACCTCTAAGTATCTTTCTCCGTGGTATATAGAACTTCTTATCAGGCTCTCGGTTCCACTCCACAAACTGGAGAAACGAGTCAAAATCCCAGGGGGCAGCTCGAAGCAGCACCTCCCTATGAAGTCTGTATAACTTCCCCAGGTCTCCAATGCCATTCTTAATATGATCAGCAATGACATCACTCTCCCAGGTGAGGTACTCCAGTCCTCTTTTCCAGTTTATTTTTATCTCATTGGAAGCAACCTCATATAGGTCTTGATAAGCCTGAAAATCCTCAGGGTCTTTTTTGATTTTTTCCGAAATTTTTGAAAGTAGGTCTTTTGGCATAAATAAAAACACACCTCGTACATTATCTGCACAAGGTGTGCGACTTAAGATCCAGGAAGATATTAAAAAGTGTAAGAATTAATTAATCACCGGATCTTTTTCTATTATATCATCTTCATTCAAGATCGGCACGTGCTGTCCTTTGACCCAGTTTTCATTGCCGTATCTGTAATATCCTCTGTAGAGCTTCTCATTATCCAGGATGCTCTTTATCTGAGATGCATAGAACCTACCACCACTCCTGGTCTTGACACCATCAGCATTAAGTTCATTCGCAATCTTGAGCATTTTGGCACCTTCCCTGGTTCTTCTGAAGATCCTCTTCACGACCTCAGCCTCTTCAGGGTCAATGATAAGCCTTCCATTCTGCACTCTGTATCCTACCGGGCATCTCCCTCCTGAGTAGCCTCCCATAGAAGCCTTTACCTTTCTGCCACCCATCGTCCTCTTTGTGATATTCTCCCTCTCCATCTCAGCCATCGTGAGTGTGAGAGCCTTCAGGGCATTTGCGAAGACTCCAAACTGACCAAAGTCCTCAGTTACAGAGATAAGTTCTATGTTCTTCCTGAGCAACATTCCCTGGTAAGAGAAGTAGATGTTAATGTCACGAGCTACTCTGTCACTCTTTGCAACGATGACAGCCTGGACTGGAGGATTGTGTACTTCACCATAAACTATGGAATCAAAGCCATCTCTCCACTTTGCTCCTGATACTCCTTCATCGGATACCCAGTCCACTATGGTCATATCATTTTTGGCACAATACTCTTCGATCTGTCTTTTTTGTGATTCAAGACCGAATTTGTCTTCACCCACCTGACCATCTGTTGAGACACGAGTGTATGCAATCACGTTCTTTATTTCTTCGTTAAAACTGTTTTTCATAATTGGCTCCTTTAGTTTGTACATTTACTATAACAAGTTTATGTAAATTTGTCAATGGCTCTTTTTAAATTTTTTGGATACTGACCCTACTCCTTCGGCCGGGTTCTGCTGCACAACCGGGGGGAGGGGGCCTATATAGGCCAGTAAAAAGATGATCTCATTTTAAAAAAATTACATTTAATCTAGAATTTATTATTGACATATTACACAAAATCATTATAATAGTAAGTGTAAGAAATAATTAATCATCATATGAATGGAGGATATTAAAAATGATGACATTAAAAGAATTAAAGGAACAGATCAAAACAGAAGAAAACGTTAACACTTTAAAAAAATGGATCACATACTATGAAACGTTTTTAAATGATAATTCCGTTTCACTGGTTCCATTGATCAACTACTTAATAACACACAAAATGTCCGGAAAAATGGAGGATATGCATTCACTTTCAACATCTTGTATGTTAAATAGTTTTTGCAATGCATACAGATCAAACCCGGATTGGATATGTAATAAATGTTATGCTTTCGATACCCTTGAAAGATATCCATCTTTAAAATGGAAACTGGCATTAAGTACAATCCTATTGACTACTACTATATTACGTGATCAGGATATTCCATTTATAAATTATTTCGATTTTAGATTGGAGGCTTTCGGGGATCTTAACAATGAAATACAAGTAGTTAACTATTTCAACGTAGCAAGAAAAAATAAACATTTAAACATAACATTATATACAAAAAATCCTTTTATCATTGCCAGTGCAATGGAAAAATACAACGTATCAAAACCCGATAATATGATCATTGTATATAGTGAAAAGATATTAAACTTTATTCCGGATGATGAATATTTAAACGGATTGTTTGAAAAGTATCCATTCATTGACAAGATATTCATCGTATACACTGATGAAAATGCTAGACAATATTTAATTACAAGGAATAGAAAATGCTTTTATTGTAAATTGCATTGTAACACTTGTAAATTCTGTTATAGAAAATCGGCCCCGGAGGATCCGAAAGTAATAATAGAACTTGAAAAAAGTGAAATGAATAAAGTTAAAAAAGAACTTAAGAAACAAAATAAAAAAGGATCCCTTTAAAAAGGGATCCAATGCAAAATAAAAATTGGAGGATAAAAAAAATGTTAAATGATTATTTATTAAATAGGATTATTAAAGAAAATGATATGCGAATTATGTTTGATCTAAAAAATACCATTGATTGTGATGAATACAATTACTTTACAGATCTAATGCAAGAATTATTATCTAGAATTGTAAAACCCTTTTATACTTTGATAAAAGGAACTTACACGACATCTTTAAAAAATTATATAATTCATAGGGATGAGATCATTAATAATAAAGACTTGTATGATATTCCCGGATTAAACTTTCAGGAATATGGATTTATAAATATTGATGATGATCCCCCGGATTGGGATCCGTCGTATGAAGAAACTTTCAAATCAGTGTTAACCATTGAAAATGAGCAAGTGAAAATAATCCAATTTTCAGTAGTAAAACACAATTTCGGGGTTGATGAACTATTATTAAATGAACGTGATTTTATGGAGGATCTTTTAAACAGAATAGATAATAATGATATTTTAGATCAAAGCATTGTATCAATTGAAGACTACAATAAAACATTAAATGAAATATTAAACAGATTTACTTTCACCGGAGGAAACTTAAAATGAAAAAATACACTGAAGAAAAATTACATAACATTTTAGAATTTATATATGATTGTGAAGATGATGAAAAGTTATTGCCTATAGCAAATTTATATTATAAAGAAACAGAAGACATAGAAGACTATATAAAGCCTATTTGCGAAATAAATGATCTAGATATGACTTTACTAGAATTAATAAATACACTTGCTATGTATTCAAGTGAATTGGATCAAGATTATTTCAAATATGATCCGTTTTATGATGAACTAACCATAAACAGAATAACATCATTAATAGAAGATGATACAGAAGATATATATGATTTTATTATAGATTTAGTATTATCGGGGAAAGCTGAAAACTGGTTACTAGACATTATAACAGAAACTGAAGAAACAATGAAAACATATGGAGGGTATTAAAATGAAGAACTTTGATATAGAATGTTATTTTATAAATCATCAAAATGATTATATTAGAATTTGCAATGATTTTAATGATGAGATCAAAACCGGAAAAGAATGGTTAAAAGAATATAATAAGGGTGAAATAACAGAAGATTTTAAGTATTATATATATGAAGATGATCAGGCCGATTATTATTCCATTCGAATTGAAATGTATTAAAGGGGGTTGAATATGATCACAATTATGATATTTTTAATAATATGTCTTATTTTTCGGGGTTTTAACAATCTAATCAAATAATTAAAGGGATCCTTTTAAAAGGATCCTTTTTTTAATGTATTATTCTCCGGAGGTCCGGAAAAAATCGCTTAAAATCAAAAATAAGCATATTAAAACCAGTTTTCTATATATGGCAGCAAGTACCATATTCAATTTTTAGTGCCTATTTTTCGTTTTAAGCGATTTTTATCTCCGGAGGTATTTTTATACCATTCAACTATAAAAACGTCTTAAAACGTAATTTTACGCTTATATTGTTTTAATTATGATATTTTATATTATCATCACGTTTTCGTTATGTTTTCGGGTGGCCTCCGGGATCAGGGCCACCTCCCGGAAAAAAATTCCGGGGATTTTCACCCCGGATTCAGAACTGGTTTTCTGCTGCCTGGCCCCAGGAAAAGTTCAAAATATTTTTCTCAGAAAGTCTCTCAGAGTTGTTATAGGAAAAGTTTTGAGAGTCGTATATCACTCTTCGTCAGCTTGAGAGTCGTTATATCTAGCCTGGATCTTGTCAACATCGAAAGTCTCTTCAGGTAATGTGGGAGTCACGACTTGCTGAACGACATCAACGTAGTCAAAGTTGTTCTTACCCAGGAAGATGCCTGAGGCTGGGTTGATTTTTCCGTTTTGCATATAATTTTCCCACATATTTTCCAT